GGGGAGGGGCGGCCATGTTGATCAGTGACCGAGTGATCTGCGACTGCTGCGGCAATGACATGGGCAAGCTCATGGCGTTGCCTGCCCCGCAAAGCGATCTGCTGCCGGACCTCAACCTGCCGCCCCATTTCGCCGTCTGCCCCGACTGCGAACCGCTCGAACAAGCCGCCGACCTCCTCGAGGCCGGTGCATGAATTTCCTCGCCTGTGACGGTGACTGGCTGCAAGGCGCCGATGGCTCGCCCATCTGCTCCGGCTCGCTGGTGGCCCTCACGGTCGAGGAAATGCAGAGCCTCTACGGCGCTGCACTCACCTGGGAACAGGTCACCGAGCTACAGGGCGAAGCGATTGTGTTGTTCGCCACCGTGTTCGGCTTCCTGGTCCTGAAAAAAGTCCTGAAACAGTGAGGTATCACCCATGCAACACATCAAGACCCTGCGTCGCTCCTTGGGCGCCGCTGCTGCAACCGGCCTGCTGGCCGTTCAACAGGCCTATGCGGCTGTCCCGCCCGAAGCTACCGGCGCACTCGATGAGGCCGGTACCGACGTTGGCACCATCGGTTGGGCGGTGTTCGCCGTGATCATCGCCGCCATGGCGTTCAAGTACATGCGCCGCGCGCTGTAACCGGAAACCGCGCACTGCATGTGCCGAAGCAAACAAACCCCGCTCCGGCGGGGTTTTCTCTTCCAGGGAAACGCCAATGAGCTACGAACTGTACGTCCTGATCCTCACCACGCTGGCGTTTTATCTCGTGTTCTTTGGGCGGGTTTGAATATGCGCATCAGAATGTTATTGCGCTTGTTAGGTGGGCTTTGTCTTTTTGTCGCTCATAGTTTGGCATTTTCTGCTGATTATTACTGGTTTCGAGAGGGTTATTCGCAGCAGTTCTCTAATCCTAAAGCTGCTTGCGATAGGTGGAAGGGTTCGTACACTCCGTGCCAGGGTAAGTACTCGGCCTGCTATGGTGATACTTCCGTTGATATGAGGGCTACAAATATCGATGAGACTAGATATAGGTGTCAGTCAATATCATTACCTTCAGGCATGAATCAGGGCAGCTTCATCGTTTACCGTGCTGGCGACTCTTGCCCGTCCGGTTACACTTATGACTCTGATACAGGCTCTTGTCTTGTTCCGCCTCCGGAAACTCCTGATTGCAGCTCCGCTTCACCTGGTATTTTTCGTAGTCCTGATTCTAGCGTTATTAACTCTAACGGCTCTAATTATGTTTTGGCTCAGTCTCCGGGAGAAGTTTGCTATGGCCAGTGTGTTTATGAGGCTAGTTCTAGAGCGTCATCCTGTTTTTATGTCTCCGGCTCTACAGCGTCTGGTTTTTGCAATTATGTAGGCACCGCGACCGGCGCTAACTGTTCTTCGCCTGATGCGCCGCTCGGACAAACTGGCGACCCGCTTAATCCACCTGATACGCCAGACGTTCCACCATCTGATCCGAATGATCCTGGTTGCCCGGCTGGCTACGGCTGGTCCGGCACGACCTGCGCGAAGCTTCCGGGAGACGATGGTGATACTGGAGGCGGCGACAGCGGTGGCGGTGAGGCGGGCGGTGATACCGGTGGTGGTGGCAATTCGGGCGATGGCGCTGGCGATACCGGCGGTGGCAACTCGGGTGGTGGTGATTCTGGTGGAGGCGACTCGGGTGGTGATAACGGCGGTACTGGCCCTGGTGGCGGTAGTGGCGGCGGAAGCGGCGGGGATGGCAATGATGGTGAGGATGAAGAGCCAACGTCCAGCGTAGGGGGCGAAAGCTGTGATGCCACGCTGAGCTGTGAGGGCGATGCCGTCCAGTGCGCGCTGCTGCGGCAACAAAAAGCACTCCACTGCCACCAGAAAGAACAGGACGACTTCAACGAGCATAAGGCTGATATCACGGCACTCGTCCAGGGCGACAAATTCCAGCTCGACGAAGGCGGCGCGGCTATCGAGGTGCCGTCTTTCATCAACCAGGGCACCCGCTTTCTGCCTTCCACGTGCCCGGCCGCCGAAAGCTTCAGCCTGCGTATGGGTGGCGGGCGCACCTTCGAAATCAGCTATGAGCCGCTATGCCGCGCCGCCAGTGACCTGAGCGGCCTGTTCGTCGCGGTGGCTACTGTCCTTGCTGCCCTGTACGTGGGCCGCTCCGTAGGAGGTCAGTAAATGCAGTTCCTTTTTATCGTGCAACTGCTGGTCATCATCCTCGGCCCGCTGGTGAAGATGGTGCTGCGCATCCTCGGCTTCGGCTTCGTCACCTATATCGGCTTCAACCTGATCATCGGCCAAGCCCAGGACTACCTGTTCGGAATGATGGGCGACGTGGGGCCGGTGATTCAGGGCGTGCTGGGGCTGGCCAAGTTCGATGTGGTGGTGAACCTGTATTTCGCCGCCATCTCTACGCGCTTCATGCTCGCCGGCATCGACAAGGCAACCGACAAGCGCCGCAATCAGGTCTGGCGCAGCCCCAGGGATACCGGGTTTGAGGCGTAGGGAGACACAGCATGCTGGTTATCAGAACGGGTAAGCCCGGCCATGGCAAAACCCTGAACACCATCCGTGAAGTGGATCAGAAGGCCCATGCTGAAGGCCGGATCGTCTACTTCCATAACATCAACGGCCTCAAGCCCGATCAGCTGCAAGCGCAGTGGTTCGAGTTCGAGGACCCCGAAAAGTGGTTCGAGCTGCCGGCCGACTCGATCATCGTCGTCGACGAGGCCCAAGGCTGGTTCGGCGCCCGCGATCCGCGTGCACGGCCACCGGAACATATCACGCGCTTCGAGACCATGCGTCACCAGGGCCACGAAGTGCATCTGGTCACGCAAGACCCGCGCTATCTGGATGTGCACCTGCGCCGCCTGTGCAACAGCCACATTCACTACTGGCGGGTGTTCAAGTCGGCCCAGTTGCTGCGTTTCGAGTCCGAAGTGGTGGTCGAGAAGGTCGAGCTGAAGACCAGCTTCAAGGACGCCGACAAGAAATCGCTTCGCCTGGATAAGCGCTACTTCGGCGCCTACACCAGCACCAATGCCCGGCACCACTTCCAGACCAAGGTGCCGACCAAGTTCATCTTGGCCCTGTGCGTGATCCTCGGCGCGGGCATCCTCGTCTACCGCGCCTATGAGCGGTACGACGCCGAAAAGGCCGCGCCGGTCGCCAGCAGTGAGGCGCCAACCGGCAGCATGGTCGATCAGGTGCGCGATACGGTCGGGGCGTTCATTCGGCCTTCAGCCACTGAAGGGCAGCAAGCCGCGCCCCTCACGCTTGAGCAATATCTCGGCAGGCGTGTGCCACGCGTTCAGGACCTGCCCGCATCAGCACCGATCTACGACGGGCTGACCAGCCCGCAAACCTTCCCCAAGCCAGTGTGTATCTCAACGACAGACAGCCGGCTGCTTGAACGTAATCACACCCGAATGGTGGTTGCGTTGAATGAGGGCTTGGTAACGGGGTGTCGCTGCAACACCCAGCAGGGCACGCGCCTGGAAGTGTCGTTTCAGTTCTGCATGTCGGTGGTCCAGAACGGCTACTTCGACGACACCAAGCCGGACCGGGGCTCGCCGCAGGATCAGCGAAGCCAGCAACCGCAGTCCTTGCCTACGCAGCCCTATGAGCCGGTCCAGCAGCAGGCCAGCAGTAATTTCACGCGTGTTCCATACGAAAAGGGGCGCTTCCTGTGGTGATGACCGTCAGCGCGTCATTGCACGTACGGCGAGGTACGAGCCGGCGTGCTCGCGCGCTGACGTCCCTGTAACACGTCAGATAAACAGAGTTGAAACCGTCCGTTAATGGACATTGTTGGGGAATTCAAAAATGACCGTTAAAGACCACTCGAGACTGGACCGTCAAACAGGCACTCCGACCAAGCACGGGCGGCTGTTCGTTGATCCTGGTACAGCAGCTATCACCGACCTTTCCAAGGTTAGGTTATTGCGCTGCGGCGTCGATACGGTCCGTCAGCTATACCGTGGACTGATCCGCCCGGAAATCATGGCGTTGTTCGAGAAACCGGGCTCCATGGTCGAGTTCGCCGGAGATTTTTGGCATGCGGGGCGTGTTGGCCGTGACTCGGGCTACCAGTACAAGCTCCAGAACGCCGACCTCGGGTTTATCCTGCTCATCAAGAATTTCAACGCCAAGCTGGAGAATATCGGGCCCCACCTGAAAATCGAGGTGTCGCCCCATGCCATCGACGCGCTGTCGCCCGAGCGTCTGCAAGAGCGTATGGATTACTACGCCGCAGCCGTGATGACCCACCGGGAACGCAACCAATGCGCTGTGCATCTCGCGTTGGATTTGCAAGGCTGGAAGCCTCCTGTGGATCTAGTGGCGCGCCTGCATTGTCGTGCTCGGGCGCACCGGGATATCTCAGGCATCAACGAAATCAACTGGGCAATGAAGTCCAGCGTCTACGGGCGGGGCGAAACGTCCATGTTCGGTTCTGCCGGGGGTGTACAGCTCAGCATCTACAACAAGACCGATCAGGCCCGCGCGACCGATAAGCTCGACTTCTGGGAAAGCGTCTGGCGTCGTCGTGATTCCTTCGATGCGACTGATCCAGATAACTATGATCCCGAAGCCGACGTGTGGCGTGTCGAGTTGCGTTATCACCATTCGGTCATTCAGCAGTTCGCCAGCGGCTCGATCAGCGCAAAGACCGGCGAGGCCATTGAAACGGATTCCTTCGCAACCTTCGCCGGTCATCTGGATGGCCTGTGGCGCTATGGCCTTAGCCAATTCAAATTGATCGCCCGTCCTGGTTACTACGATCCGATCTGGACCCTCATTCGCGATGACGTGCGGGTCGATGTGCCGGTCGATTCGCTGGTCGATGAAACGGAATACAAGCGTTACTACAAGACCTCGCGGGGCTTCTCGGGAAAGAACGTTGAGCTCTTCCTGGGAAACTTCGTAAGCCTGCTGGCACGGGAGCGAGTGGGCGCTAAGCAAGCCTTCGACCGCCTAAGGGAGTGGGAATGCTGGCCGGTAATCCGCGATCACTACGCCTCCAAGGATATGAGCGAGCGCGACCTGTACAAGCACATCAAAAATCTGCTGCAAGAACGACATGTTCGGTGGGGGCGTGCTGTCTGATGGCGATTCATCAACTGCCTGGTGGCCGATGGCGGGTCGATGTTGAGCCGATCAAGGGCAAGCGGTTCCGCAAGACATTCAAGACCAAGGGCGAAGCGCAACGATTCGAGGCGACGTGCCGATCAAAGCTGATCGAAAGCCCTCAGTGGTCACCCAAGCCCAAGGATCGCCGACGCCTGTCCGAACTGGTGGATTGCTGGGGCCGTCTGCATGGTAGGTCGCTGGCCGACTATGAAGGACGCCGTGTCATCATGGATCGCATGGTCGAGCGCCTGAAAGACCCGGTAGCTGTCACGTTCACGGCGACGGATTTCGCGGAGTACCGCGCCAAGCGGATCGCGACAGGAATCAGCCCGAAGACGCTGAACAACGAACTATCCTACCTGCGAGCTTTGTTCAATGAGCTGCGGCGGCTCGGCGAAATCGAGTTCGAGAATCCTCTCGCCCTGCTCCGCGCGATCCGGTTACAAGAGCGGGAACTGTCGTACCTCGACGCACAACAGATTAACCGGCTCTTCCAGGTGCTGCGTAGCATGAGGCACCCGCATGTCGAGCTGGTCGCCATGATCTGCTTGGTGACGGGGTGCCGTTGGGGTGAAGCTCAAGGGCTCACGATAAGCCGGGTGGGCGATGGCATGCTCCAGTTCGTGAACACGAAGTCGAAGCGTCGGCGGGTGGTGCCGATTGACCCGATGCTGGCAGAGCGGATTCGCGATCATCTGCGGGAGCATGGCGCTTTCAGCAATTGCCGTGACCGGTTCGATGAGGCCGTTGTCCGAACTGGGCTCAAGCTGCCCGCGGGGCAGAAATCCCATGTGCTGCGGCACACCTTCGCATCACACTTCATTGCGAACGGTGGCAACATTCTCACGTTGCAGAAGATTCTGGGTCACTCGACGCTTGCAATGACGATGCGCTATGCCCATCTGGCTCCCGATCACCTGCAGGACGTGTTAGCCTTTGGCCCCGCTCGGGATTTTCGACACTTCTTCGACTCTCCAGCTTCTGACTCTCGCTCAGGGCTAGAAAATCCTTTGTAAATCAATAAGGAAGGCAATCGCAGCCGGTGCTGCGGCCGGGCTTCAAACCCGGTTGGGGGCGGCAGCCGCTCCTGGGTGAGTTCGACTCTCACTGCCTTCCGCCAATTTCCCTCCCCTTGGTTCACGGGTTCCCATGACATGGCTCAGGGAGTGGTCCGCACGCATCCGGCGATACGACGTGACTAATGGTATTTCGGCACACGGCCGGCGGGCCGGTAGCGAAACAGCCAACTCAAACCATCAGTACAACCCGCGAGCAAACTCAACTTTCACTCCCTTCGCCACTCTTCTCGATTCGTCCCGTCCCCCACCTCGTCGCCAGTGTTCGCGACGGCCGCCGCGTACCTCTATCACCCCCATAGAAGGAAATTATCGCGTGCCCGACCTATAGTCTCTGGCTGTTGGTCTAGGATTTCTTGGGAACGGAATGAAGGAGATCAAGCATGTTGGCGACCTTGTTACCTGCATTACGCGAATTATCACTGCCGTTGCGTCTTCAGCTCTGGGACGGCAAGGCGATCGATCTGGGGCCGGCGCCCAGTGTGACGCTGGCCATCAATGATCCGGAGATCGTCGCCGATCTCGCCCACCCCAGCCTCGATCTGCTGGGCGCCGCTTATGTAGAGGGGCGGCTGGACCTGGACGGTCCGCTGGACGAGGTGATCCGTATCGGCGATGAGCTGAGCCGCGCGCTGGGCAAGGACGAAACGGCAGTACCCCTGCCTGAATCTCACGACAAGGCCACCGATGCCGAAGCCATTTCCTATCACTACGACCTGTCCAACGATTTCTATCAGCTTTGGCTGGACCGCGACATGGTCTATTCCTGCGGCTATTTCGAGACCGGCACGGAAGACCTCGACCAGGCCCAGCAGGCCAAGCTGCGTCATCTGTGCCGCAAGCTGCGGCTGAAACCCGGCGAACGCCTGCTGGACGTCGGTTGCGGCTGGGGTGGGCTGGCGCGTTTTGCGGCGCGAGAGTTCGGCGTGGAGGTGTTCGGCATCACCCTCAGCCGTGAGCAGCTCAAGCTCGGTCGCGAGCGCGTGGCGGCCGAGGGTCTGGAGGGGCAGGTGCAGCTGGA